TCGACGAAGCAAAAATGCAAATTCTACAAACATGGGGCCCTAGCGACCTCGCTAACCTAGTTAAAGTATAAAGATATTGCGCCATGGTTCCTGGTTAAGTATGAACTTACTGCACCAAGACAGCGCATACAAAAATTGGATTAAAGGAAAATATGAGCAAATCAACAATTAACGTAATTAAAAGAGACGGGCGCAAAGAGCCGTTGGACATTAACAAAATCCACTTGATGGTAGAAGAAGCATGCGAAGGTCTAGCTGGAGTTAGTGTAAGCCAAATTGAAATGAACGCAGATTTGCAGTTTAACGATGGCATCACTACTGGCGACATTCAAGAGATTCTTGTACGTAGTGCAAGTGACTTAGTTAGTTTAGAAAAGCCAAACTATCAGTTTGCCGCCGCACGTTTATTGCTATACGGTCTTCGTAAAATCGTATTTGGACAATTTGATTACATTCCATTGTATGACTTAGTAAAGAAAAACGTAGCCGCAGGTGTATATGATGCCGAACTGCTTGAGCAGTACACAGAAGCAGAATGGCGCCAACTTGATGTTTACATCAACCACCAACGTGACTTGGACTTTACATACGCTGGCATGCGTCAAGTTGTAGACAAGTACCTTGTACAAGATCGTTCCAATGGTCACATCTACGAAACACCACAATACATGTACATGATGATTGCCGCAACATTGTTTGCGACATACCCAGCCGACAAGCGACTAAGTTACATTCGCCGTTACTATGATGCGATTTCTACGTTTAAGATTAACATTCCTACGCCAGTGATGTCGGGTGTTCGTACACCTATTCGTCAGTTTGCATCTTGTGTATTAGTTGACGTTGACGATACATTGCCTAGTATCTTTAACAGTTCTTCTGCCGTTGGTTATTACATTGCTCAACGTGCTGGTATTGGTTTGAACGTTGGTCGTATTCGTGCCATCAACTCTAAGATTCGTGGCGGCGAAGTTGCACACACTGGTGTTATTCCATTCTTGAAAGTGTATGAAAGCGTTGTGCGTTCATGCACACAAAACGGTGTTCGTGGTGGCAGTGCTACAGTACACTTTCCAATTTGGCACAAAGAGATTGGTGACGTTATTGTGCTAAAGAATAACAAGGGTACAGAAGACAATCGTGTACGCAAGCTAGATTACTCTATTCAGTTAAGCAAGATTTTCTATGAACGTCTATTAGCCGACGGTGACATTACATTGTTCTCACCGCATGACGTTCCAGGCTTGTACGAAGCATTTGGTAACAATGAAGTGTTTGACGAGTTGTATGTCAAGTACGAAAAAGATCCTTCAATCTCTAAGAAGACAGTCAAGGCCATGGCCTTGTTCGGAGAATTGCTAAAGGAACGTGCAGAAACTGGTCGTATCTATATTATGAATATTGACCATTGCAACAGTCACAGTAGCTTCCTGGACATGGTTCGTATGAGCAACTTGTGCCAAGAGATTACATTGCCAACAGATCCTATTCAATCGCTCGATGACAAAGAAGGTGAAATCGCACTTTGCATTTTAAGTGCTATCAACGTAGGTAATGTTCGTGAACTCGACGACCTAAAGAACTTAACGGAACTTGCCGTTCGTGCATTAGATCAGATTATTGACTACCAACGCTATCCAGTTATTGCCGCAGAGATCAGTACCAAAGCTCGTCGTAGTCTTGGTATTGGTTACATTGGCCTTGCACACTATTTGGCCAAGAAGGGTCTAAAGTACTCTGACATTGAAGCCGCACAATCAGTTAACCGTTTAACTGAAGCGTTCCAATACTACTTGATCAAAGCCAGTGTTGAGCTTGCAAAGGAAAAGGGTCCTTGCGAATACTTTAGTCGTACCAAGTACAGCCAAGGTATCTTGCCTATTGACACATACAAGCGTGATGTTGATGAGTTCTTAGGCACAGACTTGCACTACGACTGGGAATTGTTGCGTCGTGAAGTTGCCGAACATGGCATGCGCCATAGCACACTAAGCGCACAGATGCCAAGTGAGTCTAGCTCTGTTGCATCTAACGAAACTAATGGTATTGAGCCACCACGTGCGGCAATGAGCACTAAGAAGTCTAAAAAAGGACCTTTAAAGCAAATCGTTCCACAATACGGTAGCTTGAAAAACAACTACTCTTACTTGTATGAAGATGGAGTACAAGATGGTTATGTGAAGATTGTAGCGGCAATGCAAAAATACTTTGACCAGGCCATCTCTGGCAACTGGAGTTACAATCCAAAGCACTATCCAAACAACGAAGTGCCAATGAGTATCATGTTCCGCGACTTGTTGACAACTTACAAGTTAGGTTGGAAGACTAGCTACTACCATAACACATACGATATGAAAGGTGAGGACGAAGATACACTTGACACTACAGCCGCACCTATGTTACAATTACAACAAGTAAATGATGACGACTCAGAGGCTTGTGAAGCCTGTACAATTTAAGGGATAAGAAAGTGGCAACAGTTTTTAATAAGGACAAAGTAGATTTTACCAAACAACCTATGTTTTTTGGTGAAGCACTCAATGCCCAACGATTTGACACTTTCAAGTATCCAGTGTTTGATAAGCTAACGCAAACTCAACTTGGATACTTCTGGCGCCCAGAAGAAGTGTCATTACAAAAAGATCGCAGTGACTATCTTGACTTCCGCGATGAACAAAAGTTTATCTTTACAGCTAACCTAAAGTATCAGATTCTACTTGACAGCGTACAAGGACGTGGTCCAGCTATGGCGTTCATGCCATTCTGCTCTTTACCCGAACTCGAAGGTTGTATGAATGCCTGGCAGTTCTTTGAAAACATTCATAGTCGCAGTTACACGCATATTATCAAGAACATCTATTCAAACCCAAGCGAAGTGTTTGACACTATCCTTGATGATGAAAAGATTATTGCTCGTGCCAAGTCTGTAACTAAAGCATATGACGAGTTCTTAGAAGTAGCTGGACAATATTTCTATTCTGGCAAAGGTACGTTGCGAGAAGTTAAGAAGAAGTTGTTCTTAGCAATGGTCAATGTCAACGCACTTGAAGCACTTCGCTTCTATGTGTCGTTTGCTTGCTCGTTTGCGTTTGGCGAACTAAAGAAGATGGAAGGCTCGGCTAAGATTATTAGTTTGATTGCCCGAGATGAAAGCCAACACCTAAGCATTACAACACACGTTATCAAGAACTGGTTCAAAGGTGACGATCCAGAGATGCAAGAAATTGCCAATGAGTTGATTGGCGAGATTGGTGCCATCTATGATTTAGTTGTAGCCGAAGAAAAAGAATGGGCTGACTATTTGTTTAGTCGTGGCGCCATTGTTGGTCTTAACGCAAAGCTATTGCATCAGTATGTTGAACACATTGCCAACAAGCGACTAAAAGGCCTTGGCGTAGAAACACGTTACGAGCGTAGCGCAAATGACAATCCTTTACCTTGGACTGACCATTGGACAAGTAGCAAAGGATTGCAAGTAGCACCACAAGAAACAGAAATTGAAAGTTATGTTATCGGTGGTATTAAACAAGACGTAAGCAAAGATACTTTTGCTGGATTTAAACTATAAGGAAAAAAATGTTAATCGACGTAAAACGAGATGGTGATGTAGTAACTCTTAAGATGAGTTCAGGTGAAGAACTTATTGGTACTTACAAAGAAGATGATAGTGCAACTTACACTATCGATCGTCCAGTGACACTAAGTGTAGGTCCCAAAGGTGGCCCAGCACTTACTCCTTACTTGATGACAGTTAATCCTGCCAACACACGCAACCTAAAGATTAACAAAGCCTTGGTTGTATGCGTAGCAAGTACTGATAAAGAACTTGCTGATCAATACAGTTCAGCAATGAGCGGTATCCAAGTTGCTCCAGCTGGAATGAAGTTCTAATGCCAGCAGTACATCGTCAAGGCGATCAAAACGATGGCGGCGGAGTTATCGAAGATGTTGCCCAAGGTACAGTATATGTCAATGGGCAATTAGCCAGCATTGATGGTAGTAGTGTATCCGGGCATGATCTACACTTACCAACTGCAACAGCAAATGGCAGTCCTACAGTGTTTATTGGTGGAATTCCCGTAAATCGTGCAGGCGATGAAGACGAATGTGGGCATAGTAGGGCAGAAGGTAGCCCAGACGTACATATTGGTTAAAAATGAAATCTCCCATAAATAGCTGGGAGATTTCATTATGTGCGATGCAAAAGCGCCTGGTTCGGGCGCAAGACTAACAACTGAAAGTGGGGTAATTTATTACCCTAATACACCAGAGGGACATGCCGCGGCCAGTGCCGACATGGCCAAAACAATGGGTTCGGGCTCGGGCGAAGGACAACAGCCACCTCCTCCACAAGAAAACCCAAACCCGCCAGAGGGCTGTGAAGACTACTCTGATGCACTATGGGATAAACCATGTAGCAAGTATTTCAAATATTCTCACATGAAATACAAACCGGTTCCCAATCCAGAAGCTAACCTAACAGCAAATCAAATTGCATGTAACTGGCAAAAGACATGCAAAAATATTTTAGATCCTTTAATCGACGCCGGATTTAAAATTACAATTAGTTCTGGGTATCGCACACCAGCTTTTGATAAATCATTGGGAGCCAAGAACAGTATCGGCGATCACCCATGCGGCCGTGCAACAGATATTCAAATTTTAGGACAAGGTGATCCTTCTGAAAAGGCCAAAGATCTATTCAAGTATATCGGTAAAAATATGAGCGGTTCCTTTAGTCAGTTAATTTACGAAGGCCGTTGGGTACATGTGGCTCACGGCGGTAATAGTCCAGCTAGTGTAGCAGTACTAGTTGCTAGATCAGGCTCTGCACCCTACCAACAAGTTGGCGGCAAGGCAGGGACAAGTCTTCCACCAGATCTAAAGTGGGCCTAATGAAATACGATCCGCATGCCACCATTGAAAAACTGTGGTTTGATCTTACGGCCGCAATGATACGAAAGTATGGAGCATTAAGAACAGCTGGCATACTTGCAGGCATACTTGCAAGACGCACCAAAGGCGATATTGATCTAAAGTGCGAACTAAAGAAGCGTATAGAAGAAGCATAAGTAACACACTATGGCAAATATCCCAGTTATTCCCGGCGTTAGTGTTGCAACTAAAGGCATTCTAAACAAGCCTATCAAGGACATTATTTGTGCTATCTTATTTGGTGGCATCAACAACATGCTCAAGGGTCCGTTGCTGTGTGTAAACTTTGACCTAAACAAGATCGCAGAAGAAGCAGGTCTTGCAGGGCTAGGCGACTTAAAAGCAGAGTTAGATAACATTAAAGATCAATTAAAAGCCGCAGAAGCAATGTCTGGTATTCCTGAAACACTTGCTCGAGTTAATGCGGCGATTGCCGAAGTGCAAAGTTTACTAGCACTTGACGGCATGTGTGCTATTCCGTTACGAGCTCCACAGATCCCTGACGTTGTTAGTCAAGTAATTGATGCTGAGTTCCGCGAGATGAATGCCATTCTAAATGACTTGGGCCGTTTAGCAAAACCATCAGTGTGTCTAGACGGCAATGGAGGCATTGGACTAGGCGGCGGATATAACCCAGACAGCATATTAGGAAGTTTAAGCAAGCACGTAGGGAAGATGGGCGATATACCTGGTAACCAACTTGCCGCACTTACCAAGCGACTTAAAGGAGTTGGCAAAGCACTTGACAAATCAATCAACCGTCAACTGTTTCCAGACTTTCGCCATAAGCATGATCTAACAACTGGCAAGCCATACGTACCGGGTGGTGGCCCAACACTTGCAGGCACACCAGCAGTACAATGGAATCCACCTTATCCTCCACCTGATGCACCAAATTTAAAAAGTGCAACAGCAACAGCACAGACATTAGTGGCCAGCATGAAACAAACTGGTAGCTATCCTGTTAAAGCAGATGGCATAACAAATGCCAATCCATGGTTGCCTATTCTAGGACCTGAGGTGTATAGTTTAGCAGTCAATGCACTAACACCACAGGATCCTTATTACGCACAAGAAGAACCAGTTTACGACTATTGTGGCAAGTTAGTTGGATATACATCAACAGTAGTGTCGGGAAACCCAACTGATACAGGAGGCAACCCGCTAAATGGAGCAACAATTGAACCACCAAAGACAACATTTGATTTTGTTTGGATTGGTGATCGCAACTGCTGGGCAGTAACAGGTGATGTTAGCGAGCAAGTTGTCAATGGCCGCAAGGATGTATACTTAAATGCGAATCCAGTGGTAGAATTGCACAGAGGTTATGCTCATACATTTAGTATTCCATCTATAGATATTAGTGGTGCCGGTGTAGCAGAAGAATTCTTTATTTGCTATGTTGATGAAAACTTGCAACCACGAAAGGATACAAATGGTAATGTGCAACCTTTCAATCTTGGACTTGCAAGATTAGAAACATATGAGTTGCTAGAAGATGCCAATGGTTCGTTTAACGACACGTATGCAATAGAACGTAAGGGCACCTATCCAACAGGCACTACACTTTACTTTGCCGCCGAACAACGTGTATATTCCGGGGAAACAGAACCAACTTCGCCAAACGAAGAAGTATGGTGGTATAATCTTGTTACCTGCGATACAAAACGTTTTGTACTGAATAGAGACACTGAAGGCAATGCAGACGGAACAGGTACATGGGTTGAAGTATCAAACGAAGACCGCGAAGCAAAATGGTTTGGTTCTTCAAATGCGTTTGGTGCCCCACACGCCAACTACCTTGCATATAGTAACAAAAACGGCTCAATTTTTGGATTATTTAAATTCATCTAAGGGCTTGACAAGCAAGTCAAATAAATATATACTGTAAGTTATTGCTGTATGAAGCGATGAGAAATAAGTTCAAGACGCGGGGGCAGTGCCCGCCAGGTCCACCATAGATACATTGGGGAATAATATAGTCCGAAAGGATGAATGTTGTCCTAGAGACCGTCCAACAATGTATCTATGATGGGCCTGACACAGGATCGATTGGGCAAAGAGTAACAAAGTGGACAGCTCGGCAAAGCAGAAGCCGTAGGAT